ATTCGAAATGGATATGGAATACGCAGGTCTAAATCAAAACGGAGTTTTCACAAGAGAAAATGGAACTGTTCACTACGAATCAGTTCTTTCTGTGAAATTCACTAACCTTGATGCTGACCTTAGAAACACTGTGCTTGCACTTGGTAAAGCGCCAATCGTTGCAATCGTTAAATCTAACACTGGACTTTACTACCTTGCGGGTGTAGAAAGTGCTGGTAGAGCTACAACTGGAGCTGCTTCTTTAGGAGTTGCTATGAGTGATATGAATGGTGCAAACCTTGAGTTCACTTTCAAGAGCCAGAATGGAGTTTACCTTCTTAATGGTGCTCTTGTTGGTACTTCTATTACGGTAGGATAAAAAAATAAGAAGTTTCCCTTCACGAGAGATGGCTGTTATCACGTTCTGTGGTGATGGCCATTTCTTTTTTTGGGCATCCATCAAACAAAATCACATTCTGCATATTAATAAGAAAAGATATGTTCAGATTAAAAGAAGGCTCAGCAGGCACACGTATACTTAAAGGTGCGCAAATAATCGTTTTAAGCGAAGATATGAGCCAAACAGAACTATGGCATTTGCATATTACTTTGCCAGGATATACTGAAGAGTATAACGAGAAAGTAGAAGCTGCTAAAAAACAAGTTGAAGAATACTCAAAACCAAAGAAGAAAGATGTTAAAGGTAACTAAGAACTCGACTAACGAGCTATATGTAACGGTAACTGAAAAGGTAACTATTGACCCTTCATACTTCTTGATGGCGCTTTATTCAAATGATAACGTGTCAACGAAGATTGTAAGATTCTCTGGCGACTCTTCAACGAACACAGAGCGTTGGAATATCTTCTCTTTAGAAGAAACAACAGCAGCTCTTGAGGACCTTGAAAACGCAAAGGTAAATCTAATTGCTGGAGGTACCTACGATTATACAATATACTCAACTGCATCTGTTTCTGGTACATCTATATCTGGAGCTGGCATCGTTGAGAGAGGATTGCTTAAAGTAAGTGACCCATCAACCTCAAGTTCAAACTATAATACAGGGAATACAATCGTAACATTCCAATAATTAAAATAACATGGAAGATAATAAAGAAAAATCAATCGGTAAATTTAAGATATTTCAGTTCAACGAGGCGTATGTTCCGCCTGTTTACAAGTATAATGATAAGCTTAATATCGTTGAGTGGGGAGATAAGAACTTATATCCAAAGTATGTGCTTGACATATACAATAACTTCGGCTCTTCAATCCACAAGAACATTATAAACAAGAAAACAAAGCTTGTTGCAGGAAAAGGATTCAAAGAAATCACTGACCCACTTCTTGCTGAAATGGTAAAGAGCAATAAATTAGCGAAGGAAACTGCAAAGGCAGCTCTTGATTATGAACTATTCAACGGATTTGCCTTTGAGATTATCTGGAATAACGGTGGAACTGCAATCACAAGCATAAAGCACATTCCTTTTTCTAAACTTAGAATTGGAATCGAAGATGATAAACTTAATTTCCCTCACGTTTGGTTCTCAAATGACTGGGAGAAATTCAAGAAAGAAGGATACGAGCCAGAGATGATTCGTACATTCAACTCAAATGTAAAAAGCGGAAAGCAAATTTACTATTATTCTGAGTACAATCCAGCAAACGATGAACTATATCCAATCCCTGGGTACAGCACATCATTCAATTGGATTGAATTAGAATACCAAATCAGCATCTTCCACTTGAACCAGGCAAAGCAAGGATATTCTCCGAGCTTCCTTTTATCTTTCAACACTGGAATTCCAACTGAAGAGGAAATGGATGACTTCAACAAAGAGTTCAAGAGAAACTATTCAGGTACAGAGAATGCAGGAAAGATAATCATCACATATGCTGAGGGTTCTGATGGAGCTCCAACGTTTACAAAGATTGATTTAAATGACTCTGACGAGCGTTTCGTTATGCTGATGGACCAAATTGAATCACACATCGTTGCAGGCGCTGAGATTCCTCCTATGCTTGTTATATTAACTCCTGGTAAACTTGGTTCATCTGCAGAAAGAAAAGAACTTTTATTGGAGTTCCAGCAATCTTATGTAACTCCAAGGCAGGAGATATTAGAATCATCTTTAAATGAGGTTCTATCTGCAGCAGGATTTACTGAGGAGCTTGTTCTTGAGAGCTATGTTTCTGAGGATACTCCAGTTGCAAATGACAAGGAAGCTGAAGCAAGAGCTGCTCTAAGAGGTTCTGTTGGTGGTGTTCAAGCAATACTTCAAACACAAACTTCTGTTGCACAGGGCCTTACTTCAAGAAGTTCTGCTATGGCTATATTCCAATTTGTATATGGTTTCTCTCAACAGGAAGCAGCTGCTTTGCTTGGAGATGTACAAGAGGGAGCTCAGCCAGTTGTGGCACCAATAAGCCCAGAGCTTCAATCACAAATTGATGATATTAAAAACAAACTATAATCATGGCAAATAATATAGCAAAATTTATTTCTGCGCAGTATCTTAAGGAGAACACTGTCCTTGAAATGAACATAGATGACAGCAAATTAACTCCAATCATATTGAAGGTGCAGTCAGTTTATCTTCAGCAGATACTTGGTAGTTCATTTATGCAGCACCTTTATGATGCTGTAACCAATTCTACGCTTACAACTGCAGAGGAAAATCTGATAAGAGATTACATTCAATCTTTTGTGAGTGAATACTCTGTATACGAAGCGCTTCCATATCTCAATTATAAGGCAACAAATAAGGCAATCTCAAAGGAATCATCAGAATACTCTCAACCTGCAGAATTAGCGGAGATAAAGTATATGAGAAGCAACGTTAAGGATATGGCTGAGTTTCTTGGTAAGAGATTGGAGAAGTATTTGTGTGACCACCAGGAGAATTTCCCTGAGTATCAGAACCCAACTTTGCCAGAGAATCTTCCAAAGAATAATAAGTCATTCTTCAACGGAGTATATTTAGGAAAAAAGAAAGGTCCTTCAAGCCTTGAGAGCTGGGATGAACCATATGTAGATTAAAAAATAAAGAGCGATGATAAAAGAAACAATAACAACTTGGTCAATAATTAAAACAAATGCTGCACAATTTGCTGGAGTAATCATGGGGCTTATTGCACCTGTTCAATATATCCTGCTTTTGGTGTTTGCATTTATTGCAGCAGATACTGTGGCTGGAGTTTGGGCCGCACATAAAACTGGAAAGAATATTACATCAAGAAAATTCAGTACATTCATCGGCAAAATGATTGTATATGCTACACTTATCCTATTGGCATATGGACTTGACGTTCTTTTATTGGGTGAGTTCCTTTGGTATATTGTAAAGATTAAGCTCTTGACAGTTAAAATTACAGCCATTGCACTTTGCTTTGCCGAGGTGTTCAGCATAGATGAGAAGATGAAGATGGTTAGACCTGGCGAAGGATTGTTCTTTCACTTCAAGAGATTGCTTGGTGTTGCCAAGATAATAAAGAAAGAAGCTCACGATTTAACAGAAGATGAAAAATCAGAATAATTGGATTGGAATTGGAAGCTCTGGAATCTTCGGAGAGAATGAGCCTTCTGAAAAATGATATACCTTGGGGCATAGCCTCCCAACTTGGGACCGCTATTGTTATGACCAAAAAAAGGAGCTCATTCGCAGGGCTCCTTTTGCTTTTATAGGCAATATTTTTTTTGTATATACTTCATGTCACGAACAATCTCAGCATATGCAAGCTTCATCTTAATTATATCATAGAAGTCATAAGGGACAATCCTTGGGAACTTATCAATCATTATCCCATCAATATAAAGAACACTGTTAACAACTCCATTGTCCATTTCCAAAACTACTTCATGGTCAATCATAAACAAATAATTATATTCTCATCAAAAAATTCATTAATCTCTGGCCTATCAATTTTAGCAAATTTCAATATCTGTTCAAGAGCTGTATTAATATCCCATCCAGATTTATCACCTTTCTTGTAGAATATTTTTTCTGTCATAATTGATTTACATTTTTCTTTTCTTGCTGTATATATATCACCAAAATCATCATTATCAGCGAAGGCTATTCCATTTGATAGCATCACCATATTACATTTAACTGTGAAGTTTTGATTTATGCCTGCTGAATCTGATATATGGTACACACAATTTGCTGCTTGAAAGATTGCGGCCATTTCATTATAATCATCTGTGCAATTAATCTCTTGGTATAATGGTCCAAAATCTAATCCATATGGAGCAATTGTTGTGTTTATTACACGTATACCATTATCAACAAGATGCTTAATCACCATCCAGAAATCTCTATTGTAATGATTGGTGCCGTTTGTTTTGTTTGTTTGCCTTCCATTAATTACTACGTATGGAGCAAGAGCTGCATATTTATCATATGCCTCCTTTGTTGATTTGCACCAATTGAAGTTATCACCTTTGGCTCTGAACTCATCTCTGGTTATCGAGAAACTTATTCTATATTGATTAACAATATCACCTTGGTATGATGAATAATCCTCAATTGGTATATAACTTGGAATCATCTTTTTTATTGTTTGAATCTCTGCCTTCTTCTCTGCCAAGATTCTAACTCCATCATTATGCAATTCGTTGCTTGTGTAATTAGTATTATGTGTCACAAATATATAATCTGCGTCAGGGAAACAGTTTCTAAATTTATAATCAGTATGTACATATACTTCTCTGCCGAGCTTCTTCTGCTTTATGCAGATATTATTGAAGTAGGTTATGTTATTAAATTCCTTCTTCAAGTCAAATACTATTGCCTTTTCCATATTCTTTTTATTAATAAATAGGTAAAAAAAAATAAAAAAGCCAGCTGAGGAAAACTTTTCAGGTAGAGCGACCAACCTTTCAAAACCCCAACTGGCTCAAATTTATAGATAATTCAACAATCCTTCCTCTTCAAGAATCTTTTTTTTCTTTTCTTCTTCCCAATGTAACTCCAGTTTATCAATATAGGTTGAATCTAAAACTTCAGTTATATAAAAATATTTTAGTGTTTCATCTCCAACCCAAACTCCTGTGAATCTAATTGTTTCATCAACTGATATTGGTAATGTTCTTTTACCTGGGAATTGGAAGTAGCATTTCTTTCCAGAAAAAGAAAGTTCATACATTCTTTGTCCGAGTGCATCTATTCCTAATTGAAGGATTGCTGTTACTTTGCCTCTCCAAACTCTCTCAAATTCCATCGCTCATTTTTTTTATTAAGGCAAACTTACAACTTATTTTCCAACCCACCAAATTTATTCTTCATTATTTTCAAAACGCCATCTGTAACCAAGGCCTGTATAACCAGCTCCCCTGCACACTGCACTTATGCTTCCGATTCCTGTTTTATCTCCTTTAATTGCAATACTGGCCTCTGCAAGTGATTCATATCTTCCAATTGGATTCAAGCATTCTTTATCATCAATCTCAAATTGTAGGATAGCTTTCCCTTGATTCTCAAACTCCACAATATAATCTTTGATTCCAACTTTGTATCTTGCCAGGATTTCATCAAGTGTGGTGAGCGGAGCATCAGATTGCTTTAGCTTCTGGCAAATTAATCTTAATTCTTTTTCGCTTAGCTTAAGCTGATGCTGACCAAAGAATTGAAACACTTCCCACTCAACACTTCCCCTCTTCTGTGCGTTTTTAACTCTTATTGTTGTGCGCTTCTCATCCTTCTTGGATTTGATTCTGCGATTGTAACATATCTTGCATTCGCTGCTCCTGCCATCAGAGGCTGTATTCCTTTTCACATAATCGCTCAGAGGCTTCAATATCTTGCATTTGGTGCATTCTTTTTCAACTGGAATACAATCTGGACAGCGAGAGCCGATAAGCTCTGTACGGAGCTTTGGTTTCAAGCATATGCGACATTTCTTATACTGCTGGAATATTTCATCGTATTTCATATAAGTAAATATACGAAAAAAAATAAAAGAACTAAATGGTTATGAATAAAATTAATATAATTTCTTGTGGGGGATTTTGTTGGGTTTCATTATCTTTAATCTTGCAAGCTATTTATCGGTAACCAATTTTCACTTGCTAAAGCAAACTTTCCTCTAAGATGAATGCTCTCCCCCTAACCCCCTCTCAAGGATTAGGAAGAGAAGCAAACTTGCTGGCACAATACTACCCATCGAAGTTACACTGGTGAACGCCCCTTATCATTATCGAACTCACCCTTAATTTATATTCCGCCAAGCTCAAGGCGGTGTCAATTCAGAACAAAAAATTGATTTAAAGATGGCGGTTTTATCCTGACCAGTTACATCTTGTGCAACTCCCACTTTGAAGTAATCCTCATTACCCCCTGGTTTGGGACTCTCACCCACGTATGTAATTTTTTGTTCTATCGACTCAAGTGTTAACTTGCAATCTTTTGAAGCTCAAACCTCACCAACCTGAATCCCCCGAAACAAAGTTGGTTACTAAACTCATTCAATAAATAAGAAGTAAATTTCAAAAAATCAAATGCGAAATAATCTTTTTTCTATTTTTCGCAAAATTCAACATTTTATTGCGATAAGTACCAAAACTTTTTTCATAAATGTGATGAACGGTTTAAATCAAGGATGAATGGTAAATACTTTATTCAAGCCCCAAGCACTCAACCAACCTCTCAGTTTCACACATAAATACATTCTCGAATGAATCTGGACCTGTACCCAATTCGAATACCTTACGTGATAGAACTGAGAGCTCAACGATGAATACCATAGACATTTCTCTATCGTGTCCATAGAGCGGAGTTTTAATTTCTTTGATGAAATGATATGGCTCCAGCATCTTTGAATCAAGGAACCAATCCTGTACACATTCCTCGATTGTTTTGGCTGCTGCTGCAACCTGAGATTGTTTCATGCTGCGATTTAACTTAACAGTTATTGCTACATCTCTTCCAGGAACACCAATTGCTGTTGCCTTCAAGCTCCAATTCTCTCCTCTCAATCGAATCCACTTATCTTTATTTTTCCTTTTCATATCTTTTTTTTAAAAATATAAGTATAACTATTTAGATTCGAAAGTAAATTATGTATTTTTCTGTTGTATTTATTTATATGGACACAATGGACACAAAAGAAATATACAAGATATTATCATACCATCACCTGGACCCAGATGATGAGCAGGATATTGCTTGAAGATATGGGAACAGCAGCATATGTATGTTGCATCAGCTGGTACACTATCAACTTGGATTGCTGCTGTCGCAAAGAATCATCTCATTTCAAAAGCAAGAAGCAAAAAAGAAAAAGAAATTAATATGCAGGCTCCACTCTCACACTTCGAGCATGAAGATGAGAATGGTCACACAACCTCTGCAATTGAGGCATATCTTGTATGTAAGGATTCAACTCCTCTGGAACAACTGATTGCATCAGAAAATAAAGAAGAGCTCTTACAGCGCATCTATGGACTTGATACAATTTATTCAGAGGTCCTTCTTGCATTCATGGAAGGAGAGTATGATGCTTCTGATTCAACTCAGAGAGCAAGATTGTCCAGAGCAAAGGATGCTTTGGTCCAAAATAAAAGAAAAGAAAGATATAAATTAATTGACTTGCAGGCTAAACAGGAAT